TTCTTGAAGTATCAAAAGACGCAACATATTCACCAACATTAACCGGAATGTAATATGAAACTCATTAGAGAAACAGTAGAAAACGTAAGATACTTAACAGAAGCAACCGAAAACGGCAAGAAACATTTGTACATTGAAGGTACATTTCTAGTTGGCGATACCGTAAACAGAAATAACCGCATGTATAAAATGGACACATTGCGCCGTGAAGTTGAACGTTATAATGAAGAATTCATTAAAACAAATCGTGCTCTAGGAGAACTAGGTCACCCAGACACTCCAACTTTAAACTTAGAACGTGTATCACACAAGATTGTTTCTTTGCAAGAAGACGGAAATACATTCTATGGTAAAGCAAGAATTTTAGATACTCCATACGGTCAAATCGTTAAGAATTTTATCGAAAACGATGTGAATATTGGTGTATCTTCAAGAGCTCTAGGTTCTGTACAAATGACCAAAGAAGGTTACAACCTAGTTCAAGATGATTTGAGACTTGCTACTGCGGCAGACATTGTTGCTGACCCATCTGCGCCTGGTGCTTTTGTGCAAGGTATTATGGAGAATAAAGAATGGATGTTTGTTGACGGTAAGTTTGTAGAAGCAGACTTCGACCGAGCAAAACAACAAATAAAAAATGCATCTTCCCTACAACTAGAACAAGTTGCATTAAAAATATTTGAAAATTACCTTCGAAAACTTTAATTTTATAAATAAGAAATCATAAGGAGATTCCTAATGTCAACAAGCAAATTAATGGAAGCAGCTGCAGAAATTCTTGCCGGAAGCAAGTCTAAAGCAACAGCTATGCCTCCACAAAAACTAGATGGTGAGGTAGTCGATATCGGCGGACCAACACCACAGAATTCTAAGCCTACCGATGATTCGAATAAGCTTGATGTTACCAAGGCAGCTAAGTCTGCTGAGGCACCAAAGACCAAGCCTTCCGCAGCATCTAGTACGGTTGTAGATTCTATGAAGAAAGAAGAATCAGAATCTGACGAACAAGTTTTCGCAGAAGATATCAATGCATTATTTGCAGATGATTCTACTATTTCTGAAGACTTCAAGTCCAAAGCAGCTACAATTTTTGAAGCTCGTGTACTTGACCGTGTAACACAAATTCAAGAACAACTAGAAGAAGAATTTGCTTCTAAGTTGGAAGAATCTGTTGATGCAATCAAAACAGATTTAACCGAAAAAGTAGACGATTATCTAAACTACATCGTTGAACAATGGTTAGAACAAAATGAAATCGCTATCGAGTCTGGTCTACGTTCTGAACTAGCAGAAGACTTTATGGCAGGTTTGAAGAATTTATTCGCAGAACACTACATTGATGTTCCTGCTGAGAAAGTTGACCTAGTTGATGAACTAGCTACTAAAGTAGAGTCACTAGAGTCCAAACTTGACGAAGAAATTCAACGTGGCGTTGAGCTTAAGAAAGCTCTTGTCGAATCACGTAAAGTAGAAATTACCCATGCAATTTGCGAAGGTCTTACCGCAACTCAAGTTGAAAAAATTAAATCGCTTGCAGAGAGCGTAGAATTCTCCACAGAGGAAGAATACAAAGAAAAACTTGAGACAATCCGTGAGAACTACTTCCCTTCTGGTGTTAAAAAAGCAACTGAAGTACAATTGCACGAGCAGGTAGAAGATGCTGAAGGCGAAAAGAAGGTCATTGCTGACCCATTTGTTGCCGCAGTATCGCAAGCAATTTCAAAAACTAGAATCTAATTAAGGAGATTTTTTAAAATGTATCTTTCCGAACAACTACAAAAGAAATGGGAAGGCGTTCTGGAGCACCCAGACCTTCCAAAAATTGCCGACCCTTATCGTAAGGCGGTTACTGCTGTCGTTCTAGAGAACCAAGCAGTTGAAATGCAAAAGGCTTCTGGTATTCTTACCGAAGCTGCACCAACTAACTCTGTTGGTACTGGCGGTTTCGGCGGCGGTGCTGCTGCAGGCGGTCCAGTTGCCGGTTTCGACCCAATCTTAATCAGCTTGGTTCGCCGTTCATTGCCTAACCTAATCGCGTATGACGTTTGCGGCGTTCAGCCAATGACAGGTCCTACAGGTTTGATTTTCGCAATGCGTTCAACATACAGCTCACAAAACGTTACTGCTGGTGCTGCTGAAGCATTCTATAACGAAGCTAACACCGTATTCTCCGGTGCAGGTACAGCTCAGACTGACTTGGCTCTTGCAGCTAACACAGAACTTGGTTCTGGTAACACTTTCACTTCAGCTTCTGTTACACCAGGTACTGGTATGGCAACTTCTACTGCTGAAGCTCTTGGTGACGGCTCTGGTGCAGACTTCAACGAAATGGCTTTCTCTATCGAGAAGGTTACCGTTACTGCTAAGACTCGCGCTTTGAAGGCAGAGTATTCTCTAGAACTTGCACAAGACTTGAAAGCAGTTCACGGTCTTGACGCTGAAACAGAATTGGCTAACATCTTGTCTAGCGAAATTCTTGCTGAAATTAACCGTGAAGTTGTACGTACAATTTACCAAACTGCTAAGATTGGTGCTCAAGTTGGTACAACACAACGCGGTACATTCAACCTAGACACAGACTCTAACGGTCGTTGGATGGTTGAAAAAGTTAAAGGTTTGGCATTCCAAATCGAACGTGAAGCTAACACCATTGCCAAAACTACTCGTAGAGGCAAAGGTAACATCTTGATTTGTTCTTCAGATGTTGCTTCCGCTCTTGCAATGGCTGGTATCCTTGACTATCAATCTGCTCTAAACAGCCAAGTTAACCTACAAGTTGACGATACTGGCAACACATTTGCTGGTACTCTATTCGGTCGTATCAAGGTCTATATCGACCCATACTTCCCAGCTGGTTCTACTTCTGAATTTGCTGTTGTTGGTTATAAGGGTTCTAACGCTTATGACGCTGGCTTGTTCTACTGCCCATACGTTCCTCTACAAATGGTTCGTGCAGTTGACACTGGTACCTTCCAACCAAAGATTGGCTTCAAGACCCGTTACGGTCTAGTTGCTAACCCATTTGCACAAGGTACTTCACAAGGTCTCGGCGCTCTAACAGCAATGAGCAACTTGTACTATCGTGCATTTAAAATCGCCAATTTAATGTGATTTTAATTAAACCCCATTAAGAGGGTATTTTGAAAGGGAACTTCGGTTCCCTTTCTTTTCAAACCAACTACATTAAGTTTGCACAAAATGAATGAAGAAAATTTTTTTAATTCTTTAAAAAACTTTAAATATGTTTTTAATGAAAATGATTATTATATTTTTAAAAAACATATTGGTAATCCTTATTCACCAGATGAGGAAGCAAAAAGAAACATGAGTCTAGCAAAAAAAGGTAAAAAAAATTCCGCTGAACATATTGAAAGGGCTCGATTGGCTAGAATTGGTAAAAAACAAACTGAATACCAAAAACAAAGAGCCAGAGAGTGTAAAGAAAGTGCTTGGGTTTTAACAACCCCAGAAGGTTTAGAAATTAATATTGTAAATCTTAGAAAATTTTGTATCGATAATGGTTTAGACCAGGGCAATATGGTTAAGGTATCGCAAGGAATTTTAAAACAACATAAGGGGTGGAAGTGTTATAAAATAACATAAATAAACGTATGACTATCTTAACTAGAAACCCGTCAAATCCCAACTATCTTCATCCGAATAAATTTCGTTTGAATTTTGCTAGGACACCTAATCTAAGTTACTTCTGCCAGACAGTAACTATACCTGGTATTTCGACTTCCGAAATTCCACAACCAAACCCATTTGTGGAACTCTACATGCCTGGTGAAAAACCAGTCTATGATATTCTAAACGTGACTTTTATTGTTGATGAGAATCTTACCGCATGGAAAGAGATTCACGATTGGATTCGTGCAATGACATTCCCGTATTCTTATGATGAATATAAGAATTTGGAGAATCTGAATCCTTATGCTATAACAAAGCCGCAATACACCGATGCGACATTGACGATTCTTTCTTCGGCGAATAATCCAATTCACGAATTCAAATTTTATCAAATGTTTCCTATCAGCATATCGGGATTCACACTATCATCTACCGATACGCCAGAAAACATTATGACGGCAGATGCCACATTCAGGTACACTTTATACGATATAGTCGCACCGGCTTGATTTTTTATTTTTGTTTGTGATATAATCCTTGAAATAAGGAGATTCTTTTTTATGAGTAAACTTGATGATTTGTTGCAGATGTGGGCTAAAGATGCCGAGATTGATAGAACAGAACCTGGTAAAGCTTTACTAGACATTCCCAAACTTCACAGTAAGTATCTTAACATACTGTCGAATCATCGTCTATCGTCCCGTGATGCGGAGTTCAAATATAACCGCATGAAAAAATTGAAATGGGAATACTACACAGGTAAATTAGATGATGACGATTTGAAGAAGTATGGTTGGGAACCATTTCCTTTTGTACTCAAGTCCGACATTACTACATACCTGGAGAGTGATGAGGACTTGAACAAGTATTTGGCTCAAAAGATGATGCATGATGAAATCGTTGATGTGTGTCAGTCCATTTTGAAAGAATTAAACTCCAGAACTTTTCAGTTGCGAGACTTCATTGCTTGGGAAAGATTCATTCAAGGTGTTTAATTGGCAGATATCACATTACATAAACTCAATGAAACCTTTATAAAGGTTGAGTGCGAGAAACATTTCGCACAAGAGTTATCAGAGTTTTTTACTTTCAGAGTACCAGGTTATCAATTTACTCCCGCATATAAAAATAAATTGTGGGACGGATACATTCGTATCTTTAATTTGAGAACGTTTACCTTATACTCTGGTCTTCTACCTTACATAGAAAAATTTTGTGAGGAAAGAAACTATAAACTAGAAATCTCATCAGAACTTATTGTAACAGAAAACTTCTCTGTTAATGAGGCGAATGACTTTATTAAGACATTAAATCTACCACATGAAGTCCGCGACTATCAATTAAAATCATTCGTACATGCAGTACGCAATAAAAAAATGTTGTTGTTATCACCAACAGCATCAGGCAAATCTCTCATTCTTTATCTGATTGTCAGATACCTTTTAGAATCTGATTTCAAAAAAGGTCTTCTAATTGTGCCAACAACATCGTTGGTTGAACAGATGTACTCTGACTTTGAGAGTTATGGTTTTGATTCAGAAGAATACTGCCACAAACAATACTCTGGTAAAGAAAAACACACCAGAAAATTTTTAACCATCACAACATGGCAATCAATCTATAAGAACGAACCAGAATGGTTTGAACAATTTGATTTTGTATTAGGTGATGAAGCACACCAATTTAAAGCGAAATCATTGACAACTATTCTTTCTAGTTGCATCAACTCTCAATATAGGGTTGGTTGTACTGGTACTTTAGATGGCACACAAACACATCGTTTGGTATTAGAGGGTCTTTTTGGTCCTGTATACCAATCGACAACTACCGCACAACTTATTGAACAAAAACATTTGGCAGATTTTAAAATCAAATGCCTTGTGTTGAAGTATCCTGATGCTGTCTGTAAAGAAGCTAAGTCTTGGGACTACAACCAAGAGTTACAATATATAGTTATGAACACAAAAAGAAATGAGTTTATCAAAAACTTAACTCTATCTTTAGACGGCAACACTCTTATTTTATTTCAACTTGTAGAGAAGCATGGAAAAGAACTTTATAGAATTGTCAAAGATGCCGTCAAAAATCGCCATGTATTTTTTGTTTTTGGTGGAACGGATGTTGAGGTCAGAGAATCAGTTCGTTCAATCACTGAAAAAGAAAGAAACGCAATCATTATTGCTTCATATGGCACTTTTAGCACTGGTGTTAACATCCGCAATCTCCATAATATTATTTTCGCCAGTCCTTCCAAGTCAAGAATTCGTAATCTCCAATCGATAGGTCGTGGACTACGTATAGGTGAGAACAAAGAGCAAGCAACATTGTTTGATATCGCAGACGATTTCAGAATAGGCAAATTTACCAATTTCACCTTGAAACATTTTGTAGAACGTGTTAAAATATACGATGAAGAAAAATTCACATATAAATTCTACAACATCGAATTGAAGTTATGAACGAAGAACAACAAATTGTAAAACTGATTAGACTAAACACAGGTGAAGATATTATCGCTTCTTGTTTAATAGATGAAGAAACTGGTGCGGTATTGTTAGGTAGTCCGATGAAAGTTTATTTGAGAAGGCTTACTGAAGCGGGGCAAACAGTTCTTGTTATGATGCCTTGGTTGCCTTTAGAACTGATTGAAGAAGATTATGCAACAATCAATTACGGTGATATTATTACGATGGTAGAACCGAAACAATCTTTTGTCAGACACTACCAAGAAACAATTATTCAGTATCAGGCAGTTTTAGACAGTAGAAATTTGGAAGAAGAATTGTCGGCAGACAGTGATGATGAAGAAGACGATGACGAAGAAACCCAAGAGATACTGGATGCTATGGAAGAATCTAGGAACAAGCGGTTTCATTAATCAGTTTCAAACGGAACACCGACATTGTATTCGTTATCGAACCGCGTGTCAAGCGGCTCCAAGGCAAATGTGAAGGAAATAATTGACAAGAGACTTGAGATTTAATAGAATGGGACATTATGACTAAAAAGACAAACCACTACATCAACAACGCTGATTTCCTAAAAGCGTTGATTGAATACAAACAACAATGCTTATCCGCACAAGAGGCGAATAAATCAGAACCTCCTATTCCCAATTACATAGGTGAGTGCTTTCTAAAAATTGCTGACCACCTATCACGCAAGCCCAACTTTGTTTCTTATTCTTTCCGAGATGAAATGATTTCAGACGGCATCGAAAACTGCCTGATGTATTTCAGAAACTTTGACCCCGATAAGTCTAAGAATCCTTTCGCATATTTCACCCAAATTATTTACTACGCTTTTCTCCGCAGGATTACCAAAGAGAAAAAACAACTGTATGTGAAATATAAAGCAACTGAACAGTTTGGTATTCTTGATGAATTCGAAATGTTTGAAGACTCAGAGGGTAACATGAGGCAGTTTCAACTTTATGATAATATCTCCGAGTTTATTCACAACTTTGAAGAAAACAAAAAGAAAAAGAAAAATAAAAAAGTGGAAGAATTTCTTGACTTAGGAGAAGATGAAAATGGACTCGCTGAAGATTGAACACCACATCAAACATCTAGAAGCACTTCACAAAGATGTTGATGATAAATTAAAAAAAGAAGAAAAACATTATGGTAACGATGAGATTGTTCGTAAACTCAAAAAAGAAAAGCTGAGACTAAAAGACGAAATTGAAACTACAAAAAAATTGTTATGTCGAAAATAATTATTCTTGGTGATACTCACTTTGGCGTAAGAGGTGATTCTTTAGAATTTCACAAATACTATCGAAAATTTTACGATGAAGTATTTTTCCCCTATCTGATTGAAAATAATATCAAAACAATTTTTCAATTGGGTGATTTGTTTGACCGCAGAAAGTTCATCAACTTTAATTCGTTGTACCTTTCTAGAGGTTACTTTTTCAATAAGTTAAAAGAACATAATATTACCATGCACACATTGCTTGGTAACCATGATGTTGCGTACAAGAATACGTTAGAGGTCAACTCATCTAGTTTGTTGCTTGATGGGTACAAAGAAGTAAATGTCATAGATGAGTTTCAAACTTTAGAAGTTGAAGGAACCAAAATTGATATTGTTCCTTGGATTTGTGATGACAATGAAAAAGAAATATTCGAAAGCATGAAAACTTCTGGTGCCGACATTTGTTTTGGGCACTTTGAAATTGATGGATTCGAAATGGACAGAGGCAATGTTCATCAAGGTGGGCTTGACAGAAAGGCTCTATCAAAGTATGATATCGTATTAAGTGGGCATTTTCACCACATGTCTAGTGCTGATAATATCACTTATGTTGGTACGCCATATGAAATGACTTGGTCGGATTATAATGACCCAAGAGGATTTCATGTGTTTGATACAAGTACCCGTGAGCTTGAGTTCGTTCGTAATCCTCACCGCATGTTTCATAAAGTATATTATGATGATGCAGAACAAGATTTTGAATATTGGAAAAATTTTGATTATGAATCGTTGAAAGAATGTTTTGTGAAAGTTGTGGTAATCAACAAACAAAACCCATATTTGTTTGACAATGTTGTTGACAACTTGTACAAGTGTGGCGTTTCTGATTTGTCGATTGTTGAAGATTTTACCGATACATCAATCGATGATGATAAAGAAATTGTTGACCAAGCAGAAGATACTATGACGATTCTTGGTAAGTATATCGACAACTTAACTTTGAATGTTGAACCTGATAAATTGAAATCTATGATGCGTGAGATTTACATCGAAGCATTAAACGTAGAAAAAACTGAATGATTGTATTTCGTACTGTTCGATGGAAAAACCTGTTAAGTACAGGTAATTATTTTACAGAAATTAACCTGTCTGCAACACAGAACACGTTGATTGTTGGTACTAATGGTTCTGGCAAAAGCACGATGCTTGATGCGTTGTGCTTTGCTTTGTTTGGTAAAGCATTTAGAAACATCAACAAACCAAATCTGTTGAACTCTATCAACGGAAAAGACTGTGTTGTTGAAGTTGAATTTACTGCAAACAATAAATCATACAAGATTGTTCGTGGTATCAAACCGAATATCTTTGAGATACATTGTGATGGTGAGATGCTGAATCAGGAAGCCTCTGCCCGAGATTATCAAGATATTTTAGAAAAGTCCATTCTCAAACTGAATTATAAATCTTTTACACAGATTGTAATTCTTGGTTCCGCATCGTTTACTCCGTTCATGCAGTTATCACCTGCTGACCGAAGAACTATCATTGAGGATTTGTTAGACATTCAGATTTTCTCTACCATGAATGGTATTGTGAAAGAACGTTTATCTAACAACAAAGACCTGACTACGAATAAAAAATATGAAATTGATTTGATTCAGCAGAAGTATGATTTGCAAAAACAACATCTAGAACAGTTGAAACAAAACAAACAAGAAAAGATTGACCAACACAATCAAGAAATTCTTGTTAATAACGAAAACATCAACAGGCTGTTGGCAAACGTCACCAATCTTACTGCGGAGACTGAGCAGTTGCAAAGTGAAATTTCTGAGAAGATGGATTTGGAAGCCAAGCTTAAAAAGATTACCAAACTAGAATCGCAAATAGAGAACAATCTTTCGAAGTTCAAAAAAGATATTGATTTCTTTCATTCACATGATAATTGTCCAACTTGCAAACAATCTATTCCTGGTGAATTCAAAGAATCTGAAATAGATTCTCTAAGTGGTAAAGTTAAAGAATGTGAACATGGTCTATCGCAACTTGAACAGAAACTTGCTGAAGAACAAATTCGTCTGAATCAAATCAATGAGAAACAAAAGTTAATCAATCAAAAGCAAGTCGAGATTGCTCAGAACAATACTTCTATTGCCGAGATTACGAAGTACAATAAACGAATCACAAAAGAGATAGAATCATTGCAGGGTTCGCAAGATGAATCAAACAAAGAAGAACTACCATTAAAAGAACTAGAGGGTTCTTTGAATAAACTGCAACAAGACTTAAAGCAAATATTAGAAGAAAAAACATATTATGAAGCTGCATCTAATTTGTTGAAAGACACAGGTATCAAAACAAAAATTGTTAGACAATACTTGCCTGTAATCAACAAGTTGGTAAATAAGTATTTATCGGCATTGGATTTCTTTGTCAATTTTAACCTTGATGAATCTTTCAAAGAGACAATTAAATCTAGACACCGTGATGAGTTTACATACAATAACTTCTCTGAGGGTGAGAAACAGCGTATAGATATGGCTTTGATGTTGACTTGGCGTGCTGTTGCCAAGTTGAAGAATTCTGCAAACACTAATCTGTTGATTCTAGATGAAGTGTTTGATTCTTCACTAGATAATAATGGTACCGAGTATTTGATGAATATTCTTCATATGTTAGAAGGTGTCAACCTGTTTGTTATCTCCCACAAAGGCGATATTCTTCAAGACAAGTTCAGTAATGTTATTCGTTTCGATAAAGTTAAGAATTTTTCGAGGATTTTAAAATGAGATTGATTAGTGAATACATGAGTGATGATGAATCTAGAACTGCAAGGGTTTTTCATCGTGAAGAAAAATCTTTCGTTGTCGTTGTAAGAAGTGATACTGGCACACATTACAGTACACAATTTACCGCATTGAGAGTGGCTGAAGATTTTGCAGAAGATTGGATATTAAAAGATGAGTGAAATTTTAACTATTAACACAACCGATAGTCTTGTTCAAAAACAAGAAGAAGTCCGGCCTTTACCTCTTTTTGATGACAACTATGAAATGTTGCAGAGGGTTATGCCTGAATATACCGACACTTTGCCTAATCCTGTAATGATTAACATCATTAAACGATTGAAGATGACCATGAAACAATTTGGTGGTATTGGTCTGTCGGCAAATCAATGTGGCGTACAATCTAGAGTTTTTATTCTAGGTTATGGTGAAGAATCTTTTGCTTGCATTAATCCTAAAATCATAGAAGTTTATGATGAACCTACCCGAGAACGTGAAGGTTGTTTGTCTTTTCCCGGCATGTACCTGTCTGTTTTACGATACAACAAGATTCGTGTAGAGTTTACCACCGAAGCCGGCGAAACATTACAGATGGAACTTAACGGCATAACTGCTCGATGCTTTCAACATGAGCTTGACCATTTGAATGGAATACGTTATACTAATCACGTTGGGCCTACTGCTATTGCTATGGCAAAAAAGAAGCAGGCTAAAATTATGAAAACTGTGCAAAGAAAATTAAAGAGGAAAGATGGCCTATTCGTTTGACCCAAAAGATGATGTAGAGACACAATGGAAGAAATGGTCTGAGGAGAATCCGCCAGAATCTTTTCAACATGTCGATGCCGAAAAACTACGTGAGAAAACTATAGAAGAACTCACGTATGTTTCTCAGATGGACGTAAAAGAATATACCCTCTTTCAGAAATGGTGTGAAGTACAGGAAAAGTTTCCTACAATTACAGTTAATGATTTGTGGGAAGGTGAAAAGAAAGTTCTTGAAAGTCCGAAACAAGAACAGGCTATTCGCGAAATCAAAGCCAATTTCTGGATTCCCGAAACACCAGATGATTATCTGAATCTTGAACCCGAACTGATTTACTGCAATAAAGGTGATGACTTGCCTGAATTGTGGAATACGATTCGTACTTTTTCTTCAACGATGAAGAACAACGCCAACATTGGTCGCAATCTGAATTACATTGTTCGTGATAAAGTTACCAAAAAATATCTTGGTGTTATTTGCATTTCATCGGACTTTCTTGACCTAACACCAAGAGACAATCATATTGGATGGTCTAGAGAATTCAAAACACAAGGCGGCATGATTAATCACACCGCTATCGGCTCAACTATTGTTCCTTTGCAACCACTAGGATTTAATTATGTTGGCGGCAAGTTGCTTGCGCTTCTTTGCTTGACCGACCCAATTCAAAAGAAATGGGAAGAATTGTATGGAGACAAACTCGTTGGTGTTACAACTACTTCACTTTATGGAAAAACTAAAGCTGGTGGGCTGTCGCAATACGACAATCTGGATTATTGGCAACCGATGGGCTTTACTTCCGGTTCTGTTTCATTCGAACCGCTAAACGAAACTCGTTTTATGATTCGTGATTGGTTGAAAGAAAACCACACACGAAAATACTTTGAATGGTATGTTGCTAAGAAACCTTCTGGTCAACCACACAAACGTGACCATAAGAATCGTTCGCTTGCGTTCACATACAGCCAAATGAAAGTGCCGAAAGAATTGATTCGTTCCGAACATGCTCGCGGAATTTATTTTGCTCCTTTGTATGATAAGACTTATGATTTTCTATCAGGCAAAGATGGCGGCAAAGATATGGAAAAACTGTTCGATACAAGCGTAGAGAGCATAAGTAATTTATGGAAAACGAAACATGCTAAGCCTAGAATTAGTATGTTGAAGAAAAAGAACAATGTGTCCTATGAAACTTTGTTCTATGATGATTTGATTTACCTATCTTGGGAAGAGGCGAAGAATAAATATTTGCCGCAAGTTGGTCGTTGAATCTGTTATAATTGTCCTTAATGCGG